GGCTCAACGGGAGATCCATAGGCGTCTAAGTCCCATCTATCCTCACCATAGCCCCCAGAGCCAACCGCCACGGTAAGGCTACTCTGGGTATCCTTAATCCAGTTGATCTCAGTCTTGACGCCGAGCGTAAAAGCATTCTGCACTTCTTCAGTTGAGAAGATTCTCAAGGCTAAGAATGATTTTAAAATCGACGCTTCGCCGAGAAAGTCCCAGGCTGACTTCCAATAGCAGGATATTGCCTCCACATTGTCTGCGTAGTCCAGGTAGGTGTTAGAGGTATGAAAGCGATATAGGCATGAGTCGATTTTGAGATTAAGGGATGAATAACGCCGCTCGGAAAAAAACAAGTCATTGCTGAGGTCTGTGATCCCACCAGCAGCGTTGAGAGCGTCCCACTCAAGCCAGGAGTCTCTCGGATAGTCGTAGACAAACATGATGCTGTTTTGGTTCGCTTCACGATCTGCACCCACTAAACTTTCACACGGTACAAAACACAGATACCTTTGACCGATGCGGTCATGGAATCCCACAGAGCGTTTGAGTTGAAAGATCTTCTCTTCATCAAGCTCGCTTGTCTGATCGAACCTAGGATCAATCCGGCTCACGAATGGGTTATTGTCAAACGCTCCTAAGCCCTGTGGGACCTGGCCGCCCTTGATGACTCGAGGCCCGTTGAGCGACATAAAGAATAGAGCACCGCGAATATCCTTAATCGAAGCATTCGCAGCACACCCAATGTCATTGGCCACTTGATCGACTCTGAAACTAAGGGTCGATAGCTCGCCAGAAATGACATGGATCGCTCTGGACTGAAACACGATAAAGAACTCGTTGGAAGGAGCTAGGCCCGTGATCCGATCACCTTGCAGGTCGTTAACTATCAATGAATTGTCAGGATATGGGAAATACTCTGGACTCTCAATATCCGAGAAGCTCACAGTGTTTGGGAACTCGAGATTGCCAGCCGTCACCATGATGTTCTGAAAACTAGAAAGATAACGCCCTTTAATCGGGGGGCTTCTATCTGTCACTGGCTCTAGAAAGATCGCGCCCAGAGCAGAATCTTGAGCCTTGTCCGTATATACCAGACTTGCAGAAAATGAATTATTAGGGATCTCGTTCACGGCATACCAAACGGTAGGAGCAGTGGCCGATGCCTTTGATCTCCAAATGGCGATTCTAAGATTATTCGAGATCACTGCGTTATCTGCGACAGTAACCCCAGGGCCGACGATTGTAATAGTATTCGCTGCAACTGCCGTGATCTCACGCTCTACATATTGAGCTGACACTGCATCATATAGGTAAGCTGTATCTCCTACCTTCATCGTATGAGCACTACCAGCGCCGTTATCCACGTTGATCGTAGTAACCGCACTCTGAGCCCCTGCCACTATTGCACAGTCAGTATTAAATCCAGTATTAGCCAGAATGGTTGGAATCGTGAGATCCACACGACTTGCAACTGCGATATTCAGCGCCGGATCGGTCATGTAATAATTACCTGCCGTCTCATTGCCCTGCGCGTCTTTTTGCAAATACTGAATCTTATAGACGTAGTTATTGCCGCTAAATCCAGAGGCATCGGCAGTCACGACGGTAGAAACAGCCCCAGGAGTAGGCACGCCCGCTCTGTAGGCGGTCTGACCGTCGTATTTGATTACCTCGTCATACCCATTCGACAAATACAGACAGTTTTGAAGCTGAACGCCTGACGTATTCTCAAGGGAAGAATCGTTTTTATAGGTCGCGTTGCCTGGAAGTAGGGTCACAGGCGCGTTAATCGCTACCCAATAGCGGGCCGCATTGGTCAATGGAGCGACGATCAGGTCATGATTGAGCACTGTGGTCGATAAGGCCGCAGGAGTCGCTAGAACGCCCGTTGCTGAGGCTGTAAACCCCGTTAATGCGCTAATTTGACCCACGAGCTGAGTCATTGTCACAGGCAATGCCTCATCAATCCCCACCCCAAGCGCATAATCGAGCACCTGAGTAGAGCCCTCAAGAATCTGGCAGCGGTATTGTGCCGTCTCTACGTCAAAGACGATTGAGATTTCACAGGTAGGCGATGCTCCCGTGTAAGTGACCGTCAAAATGCTCTCGGTCAGACGCCATAGCTGGTTATCGACCGCGATAACCTCAAACTCTTCAGCGCCCGTCGCAGAATATCTTCTATAGGTGAATAACCCAGCCCCACCCTTTGGCTCTGCCGCCCCTTGATAGCCTTTACGCTTCTCGAGCGAGCCAGTCTGAGAAAATTGTACGTTTCTTACCTCTGTAGCGTACTGCTCGGGAAAGCGCAGGTCTGATGACTTGTAATCAACGCCGCTAAAGTTCTCATAGCGCTTGATAAACTGATACTGGCTTGCCACAGGCCCCCCGCTTAGAGTTCATACCCAAGATAACTTGGGTCAATAATCGGAATCCTATCGGGATCATTGTCAGGCTCCGCAAAAGCCTGTTTCAAGGTCGCCTCGATCTTCTGCATCAATGCTGCCACTTCTGCCTGATCGGTGGAAGAGTCGCGGACAAAAATCCGCATATTGCAATACTCTAGAAGATACTTCTCACAGATATCAGGAAGCTGGCTATGAGTGCTTGCGTACTTACCGCGCACAGCATAGTCACCAGCCGAGATTGTTTCTCCAGCCTGAAAGGTAAAGCCTGCACTTACTACTACTTCACCAGTTCCCGAGTTGATACTATCGACTGGGATAAATGACATTTTCATACCACCGTTCTTGTCTACGATGGTAATAAAGTTCTGCTCAATAAGCCCCTCAGCATCCAGGTCAACTGACGTGCTCAAGAAAAGGCTCTGGATAGTATCGCCCACCAGGAGAACACTAGAGACAGTAGCCCGTCGCTTATCAAGCACTGGCACTGACTTCTGATAAGTCATGCGGATCTTGCCGCCATTTTGGGGAGGAGGCTGTAAAATCAGGTTAACGCCCTGGCGAATATAAAACGCAGGATTACCCGCCTGACCGTTAATCCGCTCCTTCGTTGAGCCCTTGCGAATAGGATAGTAATCCTGTGCTAGACCACTGGGAGCATACTCTACAAAGTCTAAGCGCGTGCCCATGTAGCAATCTCTAGGGATTGCGTATAACTCCACATTGGCAGAGATCTGAGTCTCTTGAGATGCCATGAGAATAGTTGGGAACATCACGTTAATCAGGGCATGAATCTCTTCCTGACCATCGTTTAGCGCCTGTATGAACTCTTCATCTCCGATGCCAGCATTGTCACTGAAATCTAAGTTTCCAGTGGCACGACGGCTTGCGGAAATGAGCTGTTCGATTGTCCTCATTCAGCCCCACGGCGCATTTTGCCCACGATAAGTGCAATCTTAGCCCTATCCATGGGCTTTTCTTCTTCCATGTCTTCTTCTTCTTCCATGGCAGGAGATTCTGACTCCATTTCATCTTCCATCTCTGGAACTTCACCCTCAACCGCCATGTCCATCAACTCTTCAATGCTCATCTCATACTTATCGGCAACCGCCATAAGCTCCGAGTGAAGCTGCCTAACCTTTTCTGCGTCTTTTGGTGCGATTTTCATATTTCCCTCAAACGAGTGCTGATCTCATTGAACCCATAAGCCTGGCAAACGCATCTTGCTGCGCCTTACCAGACTCTTGCATACTCTTTGCCTGAAGCTCTGCCACGTTCTTGCCTGTTTCCATCTCTGCTTCTCGTGCCGCACGTTGCTGCGCTGCTTGCTGAGCCAGAAGATTAGCGGCCAGGGTTCCAGCGGCTTGAATACCAGCGCCCTGAAGCGTTGCAGTGTCCTTTTGAGCTTGAAGCTCAGCAGCCTTAGCCTTGTCTTGCTTCATTTGTTCGAGCAGCCTGGCTAGTTCATTTTGCTCAGGCTGTGCCGCCATTTCATTAGTGAGCTTCATTGGAGGCATCATAAATGGTTCATGTCGCACACCAGTAATAGCCATTATCCACCCCCCTGAAGTGCCGAGCGATAGGCTTCTACCAGATTACCTAGCGCCCCTTGCTGCTGCGCTTGAGCTTGTTGCTGTGCAGACTGCTCGAGACCGAATTGAGTCTGCCCCGCTTGAAGAATACCCTGCTGGCGTTGCTGTGCGGCAGCAGCCT